CTCCGCCTATGTCTTGATTTGTTGCAGTTTCTGGACCTGCGCCATCACCTGCGTCAATTGGTTGTTCACCTGCATCAGCTTCATCTTCGATTCCGCCTAGGTCATCATTGATACCTGCTCCACTTATTCCTGCACTTCTCATTTCGCCTGCTGCATCAGTTGGAGGAATGTTCAACTCTTCTTCATTCTCTTCACGCCATAGACGTTCATTTTCAGCAAGTTCTTCTTCACTAAGTCCTAAGAAACGCTTCATTGCAAAACGATTTGAAATATATGGTATAGCAGCCATTTGTGTATATGTTGGTACACGAGCATTGTCGATTTCACTTTGTCGATATGCAGCAAAGTTTTGCGGTGGTTGGAACTTTAAGTTAAACATTGATGTGTCAATGTTAACACCCTTTTCTAAAATATAACGTTTAAACTCTTGATCAAACTCTTCTGCCACTAGGCCTTGCAAACGTTCACAATAGGTATTGAAGCGAAGTTCTTGAATGTAGGCTGTGCCCACACGTCCATCATTATATTGTGCAGCTGAATCATCTGCTCCAGTTGGTAAGTACGAACTTGGGATACGTAGGCCGCGTACCAGCTTATTAGTAAAGTATCTAAGGTCATCAATTTCTCCTAGGTTAGTACCACCTGGAAGTGTTTCAACTTTTGATCCACGACCTTCAGCAGTTTGTGGGAAGAAGTAGTCTTCATTGATTGACAGTGGATTGTATGACGAGTCTATGACATTCTGTCCTCCACCTGTTGACGATGGGATACGTCTTTGATGTATTTCCGTTTTCACACGTTCAACAAATTGCATAGCAAGGTGCGATGGCATGTTACCCACATCAACGTAGAATACTCTTCTCTCCGGTGCTCTTTGCACACGGTATATGATTATAGCATCTTCAAGTAATTCTTTCTGCTTGTAAACTTTAAAAATTGTTTCTAGTAATGAATTACCAAATGGATAGTTATTGTCTAAGCCTTCGCTTAGACTCAAATGGACTACATGATCTGCATCAATTGCAACTTCACCTTCTTCAAGCGTAAATCTACTTCCGGACATTTGCTGATTAGGTGCACCTACCATTCCTCTTACGCCGCCAGTGATATATCCATCACCGCCGCCTGTAATATTTCCATTTGTTTGAAACGGTGTAGTTGCAACCATTTCTCTAAAATTTAAATTAAAGTTTTTTATAATATATTGTTCAGGCTGCTTACCTTGACTTTCGTTTACAATTATTCTAACTACGTTTGCAGGATCAACATGAAACCATTTCTTAGTTTCAGGATCTCTTACAAAGAACTGATCGCCATACTTAAATGAATTTCTTAGTATACGGAATATTCTTGTGTGAAAGTTTTGTATTTTACACCACTGTTGAAGATACTTTTGAATAATGGTTGTTTCTGAATTAGTTGCTTTTTGTAAAAAATCAATTAGAAATGGTGTGTTGTTTTGCTTGTTTGATTGTGTACAAAACTCTGCTAGAATGTCAAGAGCTGCATTAACTTCCGAATCTAAATCCATTGTATTGTACTGACCATAACGTTCAACACGATTAGGCGAGCCAACATATACATCCGGAAGGTATGAATTATAATTTGTTCGAGCTGGACCAGGTTGTGCACCGTTGGAACGACCACTTAGAGGACTAAAGCTTCCTCCTGTATTATCTCCTGTAGGAACAGGTGTAAAGTATTTTTTCCAACTCATTATATTTCCTTAGTTTATATTCCGCCTTGGATAAGATTTCCATTTAGACTTTTTGTAGCTGTAAGTGTTTGTGCTTCAAAGTCTCTTGATTCACGTAATACAGCAAGAACTTGTTCCATTGTACTATTTAACGTCGAAAGCGCCGCAGAACTACCAGCTGTGGACCCACCTATACGTTCTAATAAATCAGAGGCGTTCATTGCACTTCTTCCACGTCCTCTACTGTTTGTCTCAGACAACACATCATTTAATGCTTCTAGTGTTTCAACGAGTTCTTTTATAGCATCATTATAACTTGAAATGTTACTTGTGTCAAGATCGTTTATACCAGAAAATCCTTTTAAAGCAGTAGCCATGTTGACCATTGCCTGTGCATTGCGTTCAACACCTTGTGTGTTTATTCCTGCTTCGCCAAATGCAATTAACTGATCCATAGGACTGTCTGAACCAAACAATCCTGCAATTGCTCCACCGATTGCTCCAATTACACTTCCGGCACCTGCAACTGCTGTACCAGCACCAAATTTTGCCATTGCACCGCTCATTGCTGATAATGCACCAGCAGCTGAACTAAGTGCTTCACTGTCTAATGTTTCAAATTGCTTCATTCCGTCTATAAAAGTCGGAAATGCCAAACCTGTAAGCCAGGCTGCACCTGCAATACCTGCACCAATAGCTGTTATGACACCTGCTAGAGTTGCTGCGCCAGCAAGTATCATAGGTGATTGTGGACCGCCAAATGCTTGAAGTCCTCGTGCAGCACCTGCCATTGCACCGCCGCCGAGGTTACCTACAAATGCACCTATTTGTCTACCTTGACCGGCTAATCCGCTGCCTCTACGACCTCTGCGACCGCCACCGCCACTGCCACCGCCACCGCCAGTCATACTGTCAAACATTCTTCCAAAGCCGCTTGTGATAGCATCTTTAATAACACTTGCACCAAATAATGCAGCTATTGCTACGCCTGCACCTGTAAGAACTGTTTCGCTTGTAAGTAGACTTTTGAATCCTTCGCCGATTTTTTCGCCAATAGTTGTTTCACCAGTAAGCAATTCTTTTATTCCATCTGCAAAACCAGTAATTGTATCTTTAAGTTCTGTTTTAAATGGCTCTTGAGTAAACAACGTTGCAATATCTGTAAATGCAGTAGCAACAGTATCAAAAACTCCACTTTCTATAAATGCTTTTGCTAGAGTTGCTCTAACTTCTCTTACTTTGTCCTCAAATGTAACAAGTTCTGCTGTAATAGCATCTCTTTTCTTTTGTTCTTCAAGTGCTGCATCGTAATTTTGTGACCCAACTTCTCTAAGTTTGTATGATTCATCTAGAATAGCTGCTAATGCCGGATTAGATTCTCTAATTGCACTAATAAATGCTGCTGCATCACCGCCTTCTCCTGCAAATCCATCTATTGACTTACCTGCTGCATTTAAAGCATCTTGAAGAACTTTTGGATCAGAACCAGCGGCTACTGCTTTCATAGCTTCCATTATTTCAGGACCTGCTGCGTTCACAAGTGCTATAGCTTCTTCGGTTTGCGGAACACCATCAGCTAGATCTTTTAGTGCAATAGCAGTACTGCCGCCGATACTGTCAATTAAAGCCATGCTATCTGTGAAGTTTCGTAATTGTTCACTGTCAGGACCAAATTGTGATTCTAGACTTTTAGCAATTGCTCTAAAACTTGCATCAGCAGCGTTTTGTTGTATTGATTGTGCAATTTGATCACGTTGTTGACCAGTGATTTTTGCTAAAGCATCGAGTCTTTTTAAGTAGTTTGCACTTCCTGCGGCTAGTTGTGCATTACTTTGTCCTTCTAGCATACCTAACCTACTTTGTAATGCAGTATAATCTGCTAGACCTTCATTAACTTCTTCGATAGTAAAGCCTATATTCCTTAAGACTTCTAAATCACCTGAAGCTTTAATAGCTTTGTTAATATTAGTAAATCTTTGAACGCCTTCTGTAACAGTTCCGCCTAATAAACGTAGTGATTGTGCATTAGCGCCTACAAAAGATTGGAATTCATCTAAGTTTAGTTCAGCATTAGCTGCTGCTAGGCGCATGTCAGTAATACTGTTATTAAAACTTGCGCCAACAGAACTCATACTCCTAAAGCTTTCAACACTATTATCTAGCATGTTAGCAAAAGGTGATATTAAATCTCCAATAATAGGAATATGCTGTGAAAAATCACTTAGTTGATTGCCTCCGAACGCAAATTCTTTAGCAAGATTAAAAGCACTTCCTGCAAGAGTGCTAATTCCGCTTACTAATAGTCCTGTAAGTCCTCTACCAAAGCTTGTTGTTGCTCTTGTTGCATCTTCAAGTGCATCAGTTTGATTTTCTAAAGCATCTCTGTTTTCAGTTACAACTTTTATGCCTTTTCTTACTTCAGCATTGTACTTTTCAGCTAGATCTTTTGCTTTTCTTGCATCAGCACCTTGATTTTTTGCCAATCTATCAAATGCTTTCAGCAGAGATTGAAGCGTAGCTTCACTAGCAACACCGTCTCCACCTACATTTTCAATTTCTACTCTTTGATCAGCCAATATTCATTTTCCGAGTTATATGCGCATATAAATATATTAGGTATATACCTTTATATTGTATTTATACGGAGACAACAATGCCAGAAATTAAGCCCGTAGGTGCAAATCCACTTCAAAAATATTTTAGACAACCTAAAGTATACTTGGATTTACCTAGCAAAGGAAAATATTATCCAGACGGTGCATTAGATATGCCTGAAACAGGCGAACTTCCTGTTTTTTCTATGACTGCAAAAGATGAACTAACAATGAAAACACCAGATGCATTGTTAAACGGCGTTGCTACTGTAGAATTAATACGAAGTTGTGTACCTAATATTACAGATCCATGGCAAATGCCTAGTGTTGACCTTGATGCAGTGTTAATTGCTATTAGAATTGCTACATACGGCGAACAATTAGAAATTTCAACTAAAGTTCCTAACCTAGGTGAAGAAAAAGATTTTGCAATTGATCTAAGACAATTATTAAACAAGCTTACAAACGTTACATTTGAAGATACAATCACTCTAGGTAACATGGTAATCAGTTTAGCGCCACTTAGTTACAAGCAATTTACAGATAGTGCATTAAAAACATTCGAAGAACAGAGATTGTTTAGTCTTGTAAACAACGAAACAATACCAGAAGAAGAAAAATTAGCAAAATTTAATGAAAGTTTTCTTAAATTAACTAATTTAACTGTTGGTATGATGTCAAAAAGCATAAAATCTATCACTGTTGAAGGTGAAGTTGTTGATAATCCTTTGCATATTGACGAATTTGTGCAAAATGCAGACAAAGAATTTTTTAATAACATTATCGAACATATTGAAGAACAAAAACAAAAGTTTCAAATCGAACCTCTAACAGTTAAATCAACAGAAGATGAAATAAGTCGTGGTGCACCTGCTGAATGGACTGTACCTATTACGTTTGATCAATCAAATTTTTTCGGATGAGAATATTAGCCTGGCCACTTGATGAAATCTTAAAAGAAGTTAAGAAAATGGAAGGCGAACAGAAACAATTAAAAACCGAAATTACAAAATTATGTTGGTACATGCGAGGAGGCGTAACAATAGAAGAAGCTTATGCACTAAGTTACGACGATAGATTAATTATGAACGACATAATTAAAGAAAATATCGAAATAACTAAGAAAAGTGGATTGCCGTTCTATTAATTACTTGCCAACTTTACCAAAGTCACTTAATTTTTGACTTTTATCAAAGTTTTTATCAACTACAGTTGCTTTTTTCGCAGGCTTTGTACTAATACTTTTTTCAAGTTGCTGTATAAGTCTGCGTTTTTCTTTTGCATTTAGTTTTAGTGCTGCATCCTTGGTTTGAACATACGCACTAGATGCTTTTGCAGTAGGTTCAGTACTAGCAGCTGGCTTTACTTGTCCTTGCATAGCTTCTTTTGCCTTTGCCATAAAGATTTGTTGTAATCTTTTTGTGTTAAATGGAACTGTTTTATCAATATTGCTAGAATCAACATTTTTCTTGTTAAAAAAGTCTTCTAGATCAGAATAACCTGCTTGTTTTAGGCTAATTCCTTTAGTACCTAGATAAGAAGCAAACTCATTACCAAGATTATCAGCAGTTGCTTTTAAATCTTTCTGTCCAGCAATGTTTGCTTTACGCAGTTGTCTACTTCTTTTACTAAAAGGATTAAACTCGTTAAGATTTAAACTAGATACTTCATTAATACGCATATTGTTTTTCCATTTACAAGTGTATTTATGAATATCTACTTCGTAGATATTAGTTTTCGCTATCGCTCAAACTAAACACTTCGTTTTTTTTAATAATGTATAAGATAAAAGCGTTTTACGAAGTAAAACGTATTAATTTCATGTAGATTAATTAGTCAGACGGAACCTACACTGTGGTTCCATCATCTCGAAACTTCATGTGAGTTGCATAGCCGAGATCGGAAGTAGGTATTTGACTATGCTACTGGGCTCTGACCTTTCCCAACCTACGTCGACATCTAATGTTACTTCAATTTAACATTAAACACATTAATGTTACTTCGAAATTACATTATATCCCCCGCTTCGTTCCTAGTGCTAAGGGGTTTTTGTAGCATACAGCCTATTGGACTACGTCACACCACCGGCCACGAGCATTACCTCGGCTGATTCTTGACGGGCTTTCGCCAATAGTGTCCTTATATTGCCTTGTTTCTGTTTTGAAGTGCCTCTATGAGAGTCTTTGATCCGCCTACACGTACATTAATAATACCGTTATAGTATTCTTCTGTTTC